CCACCGGATAAAAACATAAACTAAATCCATCTTACTTCTGATTTTCTTTCAAACTTAATTCCTGGTACTTCTTATTGAACGCGGCCTCAACCTTGTTCATTCGCATCTTAATAAAAAACTCGTCGTATGGTAGGTTCATTATTGCCCGCCATTTTAAAATATCTCCGCCAGCTAAAGCGTTTACTTGGTTGTAGAAGCTGAATTCCGCAAACGCTTCAACACCTGCTCTCTTTTCAATCTCAGTCGGAACGCTACCCAAAAGCTCATTTTCTGTTGTAGCAAATTTGGAAATTGTAAAAAAAAATGACGCCCTACCGGCAGCGCCTCCTGCACCGAAAGCTTTAGCACCTCGCTTTTAAATTCTTCTGCCTTTTGTTCAACATATGGAAGTTCTGTTACTCTGCAGTAAAAGTAATGAGCCAGCACCGTAGCAATCGCATCCAATGACGGCTGAAAATTATCCTTCCAGTTGTCTTCACCGAAAGCTTCTATGTGTTTATTGATCTCGTCCGCGATAATGTCACGTGAGGCCAGAAACGCGCCAGCTGGTTCAACTGATAGATTGGTTGATACCTTGACCCTGTTTTCTTTTTTAAACCGGATGCCAAAGCGTTTAACGTACTTAAACCCGAAGCTTACATACTCCGGCACTTTGTCGCCCTGATAACAATAAGTGATCTGGTGGGATAAGGAAAGAATCCGGTTCGTGAACTTATCCAATTCCAACTGTGAGATGTTAGCTAAGTCATCTTCCGGCACTCCTGAAAGTATGGCAAGCGGTTTTAGGTCGGATGCGTTTTCCAGCGCCTGAATATCAATCAGCTGCCCAACGGTTAACTCGTTGAGGTTTTCCGGGATCGTTACTTTTAGCTTTCCGGTTAATGTGCGCAGTGTTTCAGTGTGCATTGATCTTTATTTTTGAAACCTCGAAACAAAACCTGTCTTCCCATAAATCATAAACCGTAATCGCCCGGCCAAAAATCTTAAAAGTGTGGTTGTTTAAAAATAACCGTTGAAATGAACTTAGTTTCATAACTAATTGATTAACGCTAATTTAAGTATAATTTATTATTTTACCCAATCAAAATCTGTTTTTATTCTTTGGCTGCCGGTGTAGGGTAAGCTTGTTTTTGCTTTGCCGGGTTCTCTGAATAAGTCAAACCATTTCCGCATCATTATGGTGTCTGAAAAATCGGGCGATCTGCCGATCAGTTCTTTTACCTTATCTTTTGAGATAACGCCACGCTTCATATCGCTGTCCATGTTCTTTTGCTTGACCTGTTCCAGTTCTTCTATAATCTCCGCGCTGTAATCTGACAATGCCGATATGTTGACCAGGTTATTGTTGATATCCTGCGCCAACTTAAAATAGCACTGTGATTTTAGGTTATCGTAATTCTCGGGCGCGCCCTTGCCTGGTGTTTGCTTGTCGCTACTATCAACCACCGCATCTTTATTAACCATTGGCCGGCTATTGGAGACAAAACCCCGACAAGCCAATATATCCACAACACCACCGCCCAAACCACCCTCGTCACAAATAATATTAAGCGTCGGTACACCGTAGGTTTGCTTTAGTTCTTTTATAAACTCTGCGTTTTCAGTTATACTTGCCGTTGCCTTAACAATCATTTTTAATGCCTTCCACCCGTCCCAAACAATGTAAACACTCTTGTCTTTACCAAACCGGGCAATATCCGCAGATATGTAACGTTTGCCGTTCCCGTTAATATGGGTATTGCTAAATGAATTAATAATTGCTTCGTAGTCTATCAATACTGTTGGGTCATCATCGTATTCCCAATTGCCGTAAAGTAAACGTTCCTTACTTGCTTTATCCAAGCTTAAAAGGTTTTCCCGGTAGTGCTTTGAAATATATGGGTTGTCGTCTACAAGCGCCTGAATAAATGCCCGGATTTTCGGCAGGGTATGATCTTTAAATGGCTTGTAGAACTTAGTATAAACCCAATTCTTTGCAGGGTTGCACGAACCCAATATCTTTGGTATTAATCCATACACGTCAAGCTTATAGCGAATACGGCTCTTTACTATGTTCCACGCCTTTTCAACTATCTGGTTACACTCGTCAATAAATGCCCCGGTTATCTCCAACGATCCCAAGCTATCAAAATTAGGGTCGGACGGGTAAAGAAACAAATCCTTTAGTAAGACCACAGATCCATTTGAGAATTTTATAAAGCTTTTTTGAGAGTTGTATTTATAATCGATGTCCGCTTTTAATCCGAACGCTTCGCATACCTGCCAGAATGAATTTAGGGTGGTTTCCTCTAATGACTTTAGTTTAGATCGGCCAATCAGCCATCGGGTGCCTGAATACTTCAGGGCGTTTATCAATATCCATGCACACCCTAAATAACTTTTACCACCACCGGCACCACCACCGTATAATATTTCGGTAGTTGAATTATCTCTAAGCGCCTTTAAGCATTGCCTTTGCTTTGCCGTTGGCTTTAGTAATTCACTCAGTCTTATCCCCGTTGCTTTCGTCAAGGTCGTCTATGAAATAATGCCTGCTTGTTTGTTCTACTTCTGATTTATCCTTCCAACCAAAGTTTTTAAGAGCGAATATTGCTCCGGTTGATGCCTGTGTTAAAAGAAATTGTTCGTATGATGCTTCAACTCTAAGCCTTGCCCTTTTTATGGTGTAAGAAAATTCACCGTCCTTTTCATAATCATAAATGCTTTGACGGCTCTCAAAACCCAGGAAATATGCCAACCCTGTAAGACTTGGCGTTTCGGGTCGCCGATCCCAAATCGTTATTTTAACGGGTTCGGTTGATCCGTCCTTCGACGTTCTTACGGTTTCTTCCTCGTGGCATTCGCCCTTTATATATTCAAAATATTGATCGCACTTTGATTGCAAATCATTGGCGGTTGTAAAAATTGGCGGCCTACCCACTGGATTAGATTTTGCTTGTCGTTTTTTGGCCATAATGAGTAAAATTACCAAATATTATTTACACTCCCAAAATGATTTTCATTTATGAATTTTATTCGGAATTTTATTTTTCCTTTTCGGGTGGTTTAACTTCCATAAAGTAATCGCATTTCTTTTCCCCTTTCGGCGGCGCGAAGTCTGCGTAACTCTGATACCTACCTGGAGTAGCTTTGTATCTAAAGCAATCTTCTTTTGAAGGGCATGAATGATTACTACACATTGATATGTCTGGCATGGCTTTAAAGGTTTACTGTAAGTTCTGATCCTGTTAGACACCAAAAGAGGTTCTGGAGCTGATGAAGGTGTTCTATTTTGTTTAATGAGACGACTTGGCAATCCTCGTTACTCATCTCGGGCGCCTGCACTATCTGAGGGTAAAACTCATTGCCTGACAGCATAATTTCCAGTTGCTTATCTATTTCATTAAGGTCTATAAAATATGTTCCATTTTCGTGAAACCCGAAATGAAAACCGGCTTTCTCCAATATCCCAGGGGTTAATGGGATGGGCGCAAGGTCGGATATTTCCCATGTAAGTGGATGAAAAGGGAAAGTTCCGAATGATGTTTCGTAGGTCCCGTTGTTTTGATATATCTTGCCGCCATCTTTTGAATTATATTCAAAGCCATCTATTCTAAATGGTGATTGTTCTGCCCGGGGCACGTTGACGTAGTTACCTATACGCAATTCGGTCGGTTGTATCATGTTGTTTAAGCTGTTAATACCTTTTTATTGCGAGATTTATAATTTGCTCCCGTAGGTTTTACATATTTAATAATCTCTAAGCACATTTATATAAAATCCCTTTACCCTCTTATTTGATTTTCCTTTAACGCCACATAACGATTTGTTGGTAACTGGGCAACGCTTATTCATTCCGTTAGGAAAAACTGTGTTTAATGTTTTTATCCAATACAATTCGAGTGCGAATAGTTCATTTTCGGATATTTTTTCAACCGTTTCTAATACCTTAAAGGTAAAATCAGATACATCGAAATCAGACATCCACTTTCTAGTATCTGCGCCCGGAGTATGGTAAAAGGCTATTCTACGATTTAAATTTTGACTCGACCCTACATACATAAGCCCTGTTATCTTACTTGTAATAAGATATACTCCTGGCATTTTAGGAATATGCGGGAATCTATTTGGTTTAATTTGCAAAATGTTGTTATTTACTTAAATATAAGCATTTTAGTGTTTATTTACAATAGCTTTTTTAATTAATTCCGGCTATTTCTTTAACCCGTTTTAGTTCGGCCTCCAGTTCTTCGATGGCATTCGCAGCTATTTCGTGAAGATCCCCGATGTAATCATAGACGTTGCGTTTCTCCCGGTAAAGGCTCCATGATTTATAACCGCGCTTCATGGCGAATTGCTTCTTGTGCTTTTCCAAAAGCTTGTTTTTATTGTGATTTCTGATTTTTGCCATTGTTTATCGCTTTTTTTGTTCAACTGTTTAAACCAAACTTAAGCTTTGGCGGGTTAGATGATAAATATGTATTGCATCAGCAGTATTATCGTCGTTACCTAAATAACCGTGTTTAGAACGCGCTGCTTCAATCATTTTATCCTTGTTGGCGTTCCCCTTGCCGGTGGCAAATTTCTTGATCTCAGGGGGCGAAAATGACCTGTAATCGATTTTATTCTCTTCGCAGAATAGTTTGAGCACGCCGTGAAGCTCGGATTGCACGATAACCGCATTTTGGTGAAACCCCTGGCTGAGTTCAAAGGTAATGAGATCGATCTGCTCCAGGGCGCACATTTCCCTTAACTTCGCTTTGAATCGAACTAGTCTCATCCCGGCGCTTTCGTCCCGCTTTAGAGAAAAGTCCCAAGTTCCGTAAGCTGTTTTTGTACACCACCCTGTTTTTGTGGCTACGTCTAATGCCAATATGTTCATAGTTGTTATTTAATTGAGTACGCAGTCTTTTATTATTGCCTTTGCCTGGGCTGGCTTCACGGCTGTTTAAATGTAAATGTTGAATCGTTTATAAAGTGAACTAATTTCCGGTTAAACTTTACGGTTATCGTTTTATTGCTGTCGGGCTCGGATATTGACATGATTTCATCCGGTGTATTAAACCAGATGAATTTTGACGGTTGAAGGGTAACTGTGTTTGCTGGAAATGTATGTTCTGAAGATATCCACCCTGGCCTTACGTTGCCCCTAAACCTTAAAGATGGCTGTGTTTTTGTCGTGTCAACTCTTTTCGTCTGCGCTTTGACCCCTATCGAGACTATCAGGATGAGGGCGAGGGTGGTGATTATTGTTTTCATGGTTTACTTTTTTATGCTGTTTAAGGCTTCACGGGCGATATTTTTGGCCTTTTTTAATGTATAGAATGGGTACTCTTCTGGCGACTGTTGCAATTTATCTATATCCTCCAACGCCTTAGTCAACCTTTCGATGGTGGTGGATTGGGCGGAGGCATATACTTCCATACACTTAACCAGTGTAGCCCGTTGCCGTTCGGTAAAGTTTGCCCACGATGCAGGATATTGTTTCCAATAAAAGCTACTAAGGATTTCCTCCGCCGTACCTGTTACTGCCATCTGCTGTTTTTGCCATTGTACACCTGCTATGAAATAGTCTGTTAATAGCGTTTTGGCTAATGGGTTGCTTTTCTGAAACTCTTTTGCCGCTTCATCTACATCGGCTGTTACTAGTGGGGACTCGCGGTCAAGGTTGTAGGCCATATCCATTAGGTTCATTGTGCTGTTATAAAACTCCTTTACCGTAATGGGATAACGCTCTTTAGCTAATTCCTCAAATCGCTTGTATAACTCTTGTTTCTTTTCCATGTTAGGGGGTGGGGATTAAATCCAAACTTCGAGTAGGCAATTATCGTCATCTGCTGACCTGCCCAAGTTGACAAACGTCTCAGGTATACTTTTCCTTGCTTCTGATAAGGTATCTGTCACGCAAGATGGTTCATCTTCTGGAATAACTTGACCGTTTTTAATTTCAAATCCTCTCACAACAAATTTACCGGGATAGTCCGTCGGGCTTTTGTAAACAGCATATTGTTTCATATCATTTTTCCTTTAAGTGTTACTTTTTATTGGGTGGTTAAAATGGCAATTCGTGTATCCAATCATGGAGTACTGATTCTATTGGTTGTGTTTTCATATCCTTTTACTTTGCTGTTGGGGTTAATAATCTCTTGCGTTTAGGTTCATTGGCATTGCCGGGGAAACATATATCACGGCTTATAATTTCAGTATACCCACAATAGCCGGTTTCGTCTGACGCCGCCCTAAGATTATATGATTGCTTGCCTAATAATATTTTAGCAGGGTCAAATGAAGTCCCTGAATGAATAGCAACCCATCCCCAATCAGGCAACAAATACGCTATCTTCCACATGTAGTAATTCCGCTTTCGGCTTCTGAAATGAGGAACTTTAAGGATGTCTCCATTTCGGATTTCCCAACCGTTCTTGTCGTAATATGTATCGATTTTGTCTTTCATACTTCTTTCTCCATTTTAACCCACCCTAAACATTAAGCAACAAGTCGTTGCAATGGATGAGTTAGGGGTGAATTGTGATTTAACTCTGATACTTTCGAACCGCACTTAGGACAATACCAGTAATAAAACCACCTACCAAAGTCAGTATCTCTAATGCGTTTACACTCTGATAAATCGCCTGTCCAATCGCATTGAACTCATTGTGTAGTCGATGGGCATTTTGAAATTATATATCCCGTTTTTGTTGGTGTGTTCATTGGGTGGGGTTATTTTATGAATTGTTCGATGTCCACTTTGTTGATTTCAGTTATGCCACGCTTGATACCTTGTTGAAACAGATCGTCATCGGTAGTTTCAGGATGCTCTATATAGTCAGCTATTGCCGCTCCACATTCTATTTTCACCGCTTCAGCTACTTGCCGGGCGTATTCCTGCATGGCTTCAATAGTTAATGGCCTTTTACTGATAGCTTCTTCTTCGGTGTATTTTAATTTTGAAGCTATAATTTGTGCTGCTGTTTTCATGGTATTACTTTATAGGGTGATTTAATTTCTCACAATCAGAAGCCGCTATAAACATGAAGGGCTGTCCCTGGTCTATTGCCACGCACCTATCACCAAAATTATCTATCTGTTTGGTAACGATAAATCTTTGACCTCTGTAATCTGAGTACTTTTTACCGTTTGGAATGGTCGGATTTATTCGAATTTCAAGTACTTTCATATCTTTTTTGGTTTTATCCCTTGAGAGGGGGTTAATCTTCATCTTTTTCAGGGAAATCATCATTACCTGCAAATTCTTCGTCTTGAAGGTCTGCCGATACAAAACTGCTACACATTTCTGCAATATCCGCTTTGGTTACCTTATGATTTTTAGGATAGCCATAGTAATTTCGGTAGCAAGTTTTTAGCGTTTCGAAATCCTGATCTGTTTCAATTGTTATTTTCATTTTTCTCCCCCTTTTAATTATTGTTACCTATGCTACTACCTCTAAAGTTGCTGAATTAAAGATTTCAATATCTCTTTTTTGTCGTTCCTTGCACTTGTGAAGGATATTTCAATTTTAGTTGCCATTGCCGTCAAGCTTTAAATATCAGCTACATTGCTGAATTGATATGTAAATATATGTACATATTCTAACATATGCAAATTTATTTGAAAATAATTGTACAAATCCTTACATTTGCATTGTGACTATAAGAGCCAAGTATCTTTATTTTGCTATCCTGAGTAACCGCGTTGTTGCCTACGGCACTACAATCAGCGGTTTACATGAATCCTTTGCCAAAAAAGAAGAAGGATTTAAGGATAGCTATATCACGTTTTTTCGCCGATTTGAAAAGAACACCACATTTGAAATACCTATCGGGGACAACGTTTATCATTTTCATTCCTTACTGGTTGAAAATCCGGGGCCCAAGCAAAAACCCTAATCCCCCTTTAATTCCGAATGCTCTACTATCCAGTTAGCTGTATCAACCTGCATTACTTCGTTTTCCAGCTTCAGCCGGGCTATCTCTGCATCCTTAAGCCTGATAAGCTTATCGTATTTTGACTCTCCTTCAGAA